GCATCTTTCTCTGTAGCTTTGTGTAAGCAATCTTCCAATAAGTACGATGATGAGGTTCTAATACCTCACGAAATGTTTCTTTATCATACTTCATCATTAAATGGGCTTAGTGTGCCAATGGCCTTATTATACAACGCTGTGCGTGTAACATGCCCAACACATGCTCCTATTAGAACAACTAAGCCCAGATAATTTATAGCCAAAAGAATAGAGGTTGCAAGAGATAATAATGAGTCTGATTACGATCTCTTTACTCTTTTGACTTTCTTTATATCAATGCCAGGTGGCATTTCTTGTCCAGCATTAAATGCTGATATTGCGGCTTTTCGAGCCTTTACCTTATCCAGTTTCTCAAGTATCTCAACTTTCTTAAAGTCATCTGGTAAACTATGAGGATCAATATCAACTGGGCCAAATGTTTCATAGAGCTTATACCTTGCGGTACTAGTTTCATATATTCCATCATCATTCCCAATCTCTAATATAACAGCTGGTAACAATTGTTTGTTGAAGTAGTCTTTAGTTCGTACTAATCCTCTTCTTCTTGATTTTAGTCTGTCAATTTCATCTTTTAGTGCTTCAACCTCAGCGTCAATCAAGTGTTCTTTCTTGTTAAGTTCGACCATAAAGTAGTCGACATTTTGGATTTTATTTTTGACTTCTTTGTGCAGTGTCATTTTCGCCTCTTCGAGGCTTTTGTGCTGCTCCATGTCAATGTCACTTCCTTGCTCTAGGGTCTCAATCTGTTGATTTACATCTATGAGTTCCCCAACAAGTTCTTTTGTTGTTGCCATTATTCCTCCACTATAGTGAATTTCTTATTCACTGGTTTAGTATGAACTTTCTCAGGTTCCTGCCTTTTCAGTCTAAATGAGGGTGTCCATTCAAGCTTGACATCGAAGAGATCACCATCGCTGTTCTTGAACAGTGATACCTTTTTCCCTGTGTCGTCTGATGAGCCTGTAATTCCTATAACTTTCCGTGATGCATTCTCTATTGCTCCACTTCCTTTTGCTGCATATAAATCCATTATTTGATTTCTTGAGTAATCTCTTGACACTTGAGAAATCTGTATTATTATAATATCTTCATTAACAGCTATATTAGATAGAGAGTGACTTATGTAATTAAGTTTTTCATACTCTCCTCTTTTATTAAAAGGTACATCTACGAGGTCAATATAGTCAATTACAACACACTTAGGTTGTAGTTGTTTAATTTTATCTTGTATTTGTGGTATTGTGGGGCTTACAGATTGCATAATGATATGACTAAGCTCTTCTTTGTGATACTCGTAAAGACTTTTGTAATTATTCATTACTGTATCCTTATTCGCTCCAGAAACTATCTGTAAATTTCTTCTGTGCATCACAAATCCTGATAGTTCCAATGATAAGAACAATGTAGGTATTTGTTTTTCTTTTACTATTTGATCATATTCAGCGTTATAGCCTAATACTATATTTTGGGCAAGTGCTGTTTTATTTGCACCTGTTGAACCAAATATAGTTACTAGTTCTCCTGGATATACTGTTGCATCTTTATCGTGTACACCAAGAGACTTAGCTAAGTCTATAGTTCTACCAGAGAAATCAGTTTCTAATCTTTCTGCTAACTCTGACTGCAGTTCTTCGCTATTCTTTACATCTATCAAATAGTCTTTTCTTTTGTAGTGAATACAATGTGTCTGGCAATACTTAGCCATTAAGACATCCTTGCAGCCATATTTATATCCACCACGATATGTATCTTCTACCTTCTTGATGATAACATCACTTCTTAATTGTCCATTGTTCCACTCTAATAATGCTGCTTTACAAGCTGCACTTGGTATACCATGTCTAAAGAAATGGGATGCTATTCGCATCATAGTATTATTTCTTGATCCTTCTTCAGGGCCAAGTTTATACATCTTTTGAACACAGGGTACTATGTTTCGAGGTTCTACATTGGATTCCATTATCCTTATTTTGGGGATTTCAGTAATGACTTTATTCTCAAGTTCTCCATCTCCCCAAATAGGCTCACCTTGAAGAAGTATTTGATCTTTAGCTTTAGAAATTATTTCTTGAGCTGAAAGAGTACTTATCTCATCATGTGTTAATGGAATTTTAAACAATCCAGACTTTGGATTTAAGGTAGCTTCACATCTATATATTGATGTTCTATTATATACTGCTAAATCTATTTCACTGAATAAATTATTCATTGTTTCTTTAACAATAAATGGTAAATCCGAAGTTCCTTCAGGAAAATTGAATACTTCTCCACTTATTATTATATGATATCCAGTTCCACTAAAATAGATATTATAAGAGCGTTTTTGAACTCCTAATTCTTCTAATTCAAATAGTACACTTTTTGTTTTGTTAAGTGTATATTCATCAGTATTATCGGCTCTATCTATATCAATTAATACATCTTTTATGTATCTCTTACCTAGAAAATCTTTAAATGTTTTTCTTAGCTTATGATATTGTCTTCCTTCTTCATCATATAGATATAAACTCTTATAAATAGCATAGTTTTGACCATGCTCTAATATAACATCGATTATTTGTTCTTGGGGGATAAGGAGCCCTCTTTGTTGAGGACTCCCTATCGCTACTTCGTGATAAAGTTCCACTTAGAACTTGTCAAAGGTACTACCAGTAGTGGTACTGGTCATATCTCCATTTGAGACAGGTTTCTGAGTGTCATCGTGCTCAACAATGAATTTATTGGCTTTCATGTATTTAACATAATCTTCGAGGTCAGTGCGACTTCTTTCATCGTTTTTTACAATCTTAGGGCATACTGTTGTATAAGCCCTTTTGGCTTTTTCATTCCATTTCTTATAAGTAAATATATAATACTTATGTTCTGAATTGGAACTTGTTACACCATAGTTAGCTTGAGTATACTTTGAATTTAAGAAACCTGCTATATCTTCTTTATCATCTTCGTCTAATATAGGTTTATCATCTTCGTCTACCCAATTACCATTGGTGTTAACTCCGCCAGTCCAACCAATTGCATCAGTAAAGTATAGGATTCTTTTTAATAAACTGCTATCTCCAGATATAGTATCATCATCTTCTCTGTCAAATGAGCCTAATAGACTATATTTCCAGGGATATTGTGAATTACCATTTCTAAAATATATTTCTAGAAACATATCCATATTTGGATAATCAGCTGACTTATCAACGACATCAGTTAATGCTACTTCTTGAAAACCAAGAAAGTTTGCACCTCCTGAACCGTTTGAACTTTGTTCATAAGAACCTCTGTAAGGCATGTGTTACTCCTATTCTTCTTCTTTGTATTTCAGTATTTCATTCATTACGCTATCGTAATCAAATTCAAGAACTTTCTGGGCTAACGGCTTGAGCCTACTGCCTACAGTTCTTTCATCATATGCTTTAAAAGATAAATAGAATTTTCCATCATCTTTAGAAGCCATAGCGTACCCTATCACATCTGCACTTGCAGTTAAAGCATAAGCTAATCCTCTTGGAAGCTCTGGCCCTAACTGACTTTTACCATCTGTTATGACGGTACTCTTCGCATGTGAAACCAAAACGAGATTTCTCCCTAATGATTTGCACAATGTTTGGAATTTTTTGACTATGTCAAGATTCTTCTTTCTAGCTTGTGCCCAGTCAGCACCCCATGAAGAACCTTCTCCCATTGCTGCTTGACCTCTTTCATCACATACTTCAACTTCTATCCATCTATTTATGTGATCAATAGTATCAATAACAACAGTGTCATATGGTAATTTTTTCAAATTATCTTTTAACCAATAGTATACTTCTACCATAGAATATACTTCCATTGGCTCACCTATCTCACCTGTACGATTATGATAACCACGCTCATCATTAGGTACTACCTCTGTAACGGGCTTACCTTTTTCTGTAACTTGTTTATCATCAATCATCTTTGGTCTTGTGGGTGTATTAAGTGAGGTAACAGTAACTGTGTTTGCTCCCTCAACAAAATCAGAGCCTAAATCAGTATCTATTAATAGGCAGCCCTCGACTCCTTTAGGGCTCCATTTACTGGCTTGAGTAGTTTTACCCGTTTTGGGTTGACCGATAAAATACCAAGTCAACCCAGTAGGTAAAGTCGTCCAGTCAGTAGATACTTTTCTTACATTAATATCCATAACTATCCTTTAAGTTTATATGAAGCATTAACACTACGGGTGTTTGTTTTAAGTCTACAGGCTTTCACTGCTCTTTCGTATATACTTTGTGCACAGTTTTACGTCGACTTGCACTGGCATAAACTGCTTCATAATTAATGTGTTATAATGAGATTCTCTGTTCGCATTTTGAGTGGCATTAAGCCAATCCAAATATACGAATAGTAAGGTCTTTTTGCAACTACATTGAATACTTG